AGTTGCATGTTCACCGGATGGTATTTGTAGTGATGGCGCAGGTCTTGAATTGAAGTGTCCTAACACTACCGAAGTGTTTATTGACTTGGCTTTGAACGGCATTAATGCCATGAAAAAGGAGTATGTCGCTCAGGTTCAATATTCTATGTGGATAACAGGAAAGGATGCCTGGCATTTTGCTAATTATGATCCCCGGATGCCCGGAGGAAAGGAAATTGTTCACATGCCCGTGTATCGTGATGAAAACATGATGAAAGAATTCGATGAGCAAATCCCTGAGTTTATAGAAAAGATGAATGAGGGATTAAATAAATTAGGCGTTGAATTCGGTAATCAATGGAGGGTCAATAATGGCTAGTAAAGGCGTTAACAAGGTTATTTTAGTTGGTCACTTAGGCCAAGACCCAGAGGTACGTTATCTACCAAATGGTGGCGCGGTGACAAATATCACACTAGCTACCTCTGAAGCATGGCGGGATAAACAATCCGGTGAAATGAAGGAAAAAACCGAATGGCACAGGGTTGTGATATTTGGGAAACTCGCTGAAATTGCCGGTGAATATCTGAGAAAAGGTACTCAGGTTTATATTGAAGGGCAGCTACAAACACGGAAGTGGCAAGACCAGCAAGGACAGGATCGCTATTCCACTGAGGTGGTGGTAAATATCGGTGGAACGATGCAGATGCTAGGAGCCAGACAGGAAAGCCAGCAGTCACAACAGCAGCACCCAAAACAGCAACAACAATCTCAGGGATGGGGGAAACCACAACAGCCACAATCAGCACCACCAATGGATTTTGACGATGACGTGCCGTTCGCCTCTATCGGCAAGCAATACCCCAACCATGCTATCTACGTGATTTAACCAAAACAACTCTCTCCCAACTTAGGATACCACCATGATCAATGTTGTCAGTTTCTCTGGCGGCAGGACATCGGCTTATCTCGTCTATCTGATGGAACAGCGCCGCAAACAAGGTGAGGATGTTCGCTATGTGTTTATGGATACAGGCGCTGAACATCCCTCCACATACCGATTTGTTAGGGAACTCGTTAAATTCTGGGATATTCCACTGGTTGTATTGCAGGCTGATATCAATCCCCAGCTTGGCGCATCCAATGGCTATACCATCTGGGAACCGAAGGATATACAAACACGGATGCCAATTTTAAAACCGTTCACAGAAATGGTGAAGAAGTATGGTACGCCTTATATCGGTGGGGCGTTCTGCACTGACCGCCTAAAGCTGAGGCCATTTCGGGATTACTGCAATGACCATTTCGGGCGAGGTAATTATCAGACATGGATAGGTATTCGAGCCGATGAACCACGGCGATTAACCCGCAAGGGTGGTGTAAGTTATCTGGCAGATATCTCAGACGTTGACAAGCAGGATGTTTTAGATTGGTGGCAAGAACAGCCCTTTGATTTATCACTTCCCGAGCATCTGGGTAATTGCGTGTTTTGCATCAAGAAGAGTGCGAAGAAACTGGGTTTGGCCTGTCGAGATGAACCTGGATTAAAAATTCAGTTTGAAGAGCAATGTATAAATGCTGATTATATCAGGGATGGGCACCGGAAGACACCAAAGGACATCATGTACAGAGGAAATATGTCATTAGATGGAATAGCCCGGATGTACTCAAATGTAGATTACCAAAATCTATATCAAGAGATGATCGCAGCTAAACGTTTTGATACCGGTTCCTGCTCCGAATCCTGCGAAATATTTCAGTTAGATCTATTTTAACCCTACATACCACTGCTGGACATGTGGTGCGCGTGTCAGTATTCACCCGGAAACCGATATCCCGATGGGGTCACTGGCGGATAAGAAAACGCGACAAGCGAGAGTATCAGCGCATCGTTATTTTGATGATGTCGTCAGGAGTCGTAATTTAGAGCGCACGGAAGCGTATCAATGGTTAGCACGTCAACTGGACATCAGTTTCAACACCTGTCACTTCGGCTGGTTTGATACTGATATGTGTAAGAAAGCAGAGAGTATATGTAGGAGAATTAATAATGAACAATGATGTAATTGAGTTGGCGCGGGAAATGAAAAAACGCAGTGAAGCGGTATTATCAGCATACGCTTGCTTTATGAAATCAAACAGCGATGAAGATAGGTTAAAATTCCAAGCAGATAATGATTACCTTGATTTAATGATAGCACCTAATAAGCTAATAGCACTTTGCGAAGCAGTAGAAAAACTCGCTGAATATGAAAATATGGAGCCTGTGGCTTGGGGGAGTAATACTGGAATGGGTCGTATTATGGTTACTACAACCCTACCAGTAATAGTATCAGAATGGCAAGAATTCAATGAATCTCACCCTGATATTGCTGACGATATATTCCCTCTCTACCGTCATCCAAACAAATAACGAGAATATGGCTATGAAACAAGTCCAAGCAATGACAACTTTAGTCTTAATTGATGGAGTAACTTATCAATTGGTTTTGCCGGCAAATATTATCGCAATTCAAGCCAAGCAAGCATTAATGATGGTTGAAGAGTTTGGCGGTCTTATTAGTCCATGTAATTTTGTGAATATTAAACCTATGGAGGCAGCTGGATTGCCATTTAATATAAGTAACAAGGATGACTAACGAATTCGAGAACGCAAGGAGGAAGGTGGCAAGGGATTGCCTTAAGGAACTGAAACAGCATCCAAAACGTACAGCTCAACAAACCAACCAAATACTCACCAAGCACCTACCCCGATTTAAAACCACTATGTCGTCATATCAAAAGAGTAAGTTCCTGCCTGTGATGTGGCTGAGATATTACGTAGATATGATTGATAAGGAGATGAGATGAATTTCATTATTCGCGGTATCTTCATGTCGAAAAGAAGGAGATAATTATGGAACGCCACGATTACACCCTTATTACCGACACGGAACTAATAGAGCTTACCGGATATCAAAAACCATACAAACAGTGTCAATCACTAGAAAAAGCCGGTATTTTCTTCATTAAACGCCCCGATGGACGACCTCGCACTACGTGGGGTCATTTTAACAATCCTATCTCCAGGCTTTCTGACTCAACCTCTACTGAAGAACCTGATTTTGGAGCAATATAGCATGGCCGGAAAAAGGAAAAACCCAGAAGATAACTGGATGCCACCGCGTGTATTTCGAGGTCGGTCTGCGTATGAATTTAAGCACCCGGACGGGCGTACTATCCGTCTGTGTGCTCTGGATACTGATAAATCAGTTGTATGGAAGCATTACGAAAAATACCTCCACGACGAGAAAAATGTTTTTAATTATGAGTCACTCACAAATCATTTCTTACGCTCTGCTGATTTTATAGAACTTGCAGCAGACACACAGAAAGATTATCAGAAATACGCCAGAAAAATTATTCTTGTCTTTGGCAAAATGAACCCAGACAACATTAAGCCAGAGCACATTAGAAAATATATGGATAAGCGGGGCTTAAAGAGCAGAACGCAAGCTAATAGAGAGAAATCCTTCATGTCGCGAGTATTCCGCTGGGGATATGAGCGAGGATTGGTTAAAGGCAACCCCTGTAAAGGTGTTAAGCAATACCGCGAAAACACGCGTGAACGTTACATTACTGACATGGAGTATCAGGCACTTTATAACTCTTCCCCTCTTATTATTCAGGTTGCTATGGAATTGGCTTATCTTTGCTGCGCTAGACAGAAAGATATCTTAGAGCTTCGTAAAGATCAGTTAATGGAAGCCGGTATTTACATCAAGCAGCATAAGACAGGAAAGAAGCAAATCAAAGGATGGTCAGAGAGATTAAGAAAGACTATCAAAATGGCTGAATCTCTTCCACGAAAAGAAGGTATTCATAGTCTATATGTTCTCCACCAAGATAATGGAAAAAGGTATACCAGAGATGGATTTAATAGTAGATGGTTCAAGTCGAAAGAGACTGCTACTAAACAATTTCCAGAATTAGATTTTAATTTCACTTTTCACGATCTGAAGGCGAAAGGTATTTCTGACCTTGAAGGAACACTACAAGAAAAGCAAGTTATCTCCGGTCATAAGAACATCGGTCAGACTGCCAGATATAATCGCAAGGTGGAAATAGTACCTGTAGTAGGCAATCAAAAAAATGGAAAGAACAAACACCAAGGGAGTTAAAGTACCTTGTGTCTGATGCTTATAAATGTTCAGAACATAAGTCATTTTTAACCCGTAACATGTTGTTTTTATTACATGAGAAAAATCCCTTATGTTCTGAAAAAAATAACAAAGCATTGATTTTTAAGTAAATATATACTGATTTAAAATCCCTCGGCTGTAAGGCTGTGCGGGTTCAAGTCCCGCCCTGGGCACCAAACATAAGTTTACTAACGTCTACACTAGTAAACTGACTCTTAGAAAGACCTGATAAATCAATCAGGTCTTTTCTTTTTAGGTCTACTCTAGTCTATTGCAATCAACATGCACGGCGGGGCATAATCAGGGGCACCTACACTTCTATTTTAAATGTGCCCCTTATAATGAAACTAAACGCACGACAAATCGAAACAGCAAAACCCAAAGAAAAAACCTACAAACTCGCTGATGGTGGTGGCCTCTATTTAGAAGTCACGACACGCGGCTCGAAGTACTGGCGTATGAAGTACTACCGCCCCACCGATAAAAAAGAAGACCGACTGGCTTTCGGTGTCTATCCTACCGTTTCTTTA